AGTAATAGACATTTGTCTATTACTTTTTAAGCATTGGTGCCCGAGTGGTCTAAGGGGTGCGACTCAAGTTCGCATGGCTTCGGCCTCGTGGGTTCGAACCCCACCCAATGTATAGTTTTTTTATAAAATAGCGCATACTATTTTATAAAAAAATATGAGTTTTTTGTTTTTGTTTTTTGAGTTTTTGTATTTTAATTTTTGTATTTAAAAGAATGCAGGTCCTACGCTTGTTTGACGCCTTAACCGTGGTGGTTCACTACAACGACTAGTTGGTGGTGGTGTAGTTGGTTGGTATGATTGGCTACGCTCTACTTGTGTAAAAGCTGTTGGCGCACTACTCCTTTGCCTATTTACAACATTACCAAGAGACCTATATACTGCTTGACATTCATCCTTTGTTTCACTATAATTAATAGCATGACCTTCTTCAATGCCGATTTTAGATGCTTCTAAAATTGCGTCTTGATTTGCTCCTAAATACATTAGCTCAATGTTATATGATTCTTGTGCGCTAGTAATTAGCTTTTTTAATGTTTGTGCGTTAAATTTTTTACTACAATTTTCACAACCATCAGTAGCAACATAAATCAAACACTTAGTATAACTGTTTGGGTCATGTAGCTTCTTTTCCATAAAATAAGTAAGACTGGAACCAATCGCATCGTATAATGCGGTTTGACCGCGAGGAACAAATTGTCTTAGTTCAAGAGGCCGCACATCTTCAATATTTAATGACCTAATTAACAATCGCTCTTCGTGATCAAATAACTTAATTGATACATTTACACGCTCACCCGGCTTTAAATCTTGTCTAATAATGTCTAATGTTGAATTAATACCACCAACAGTATCTGCTTCTTTGCCAGACATAGAACCCGACCGGTCAATAATAGCGACAACTTCTTGAATAAATGATGCCATAATAGTAGTGTTTTAATATAATTTATAAAATTATTTTTAAATCAATTTTTTTTTATATATGTTTTATATATGTTTTATATGCTATTGATAATATGCTATTGTTCTTGAAAAACATGATTTACATTAAATAAAATTGATTACTAATTTATTATTGTTATAATCAATATACACTATAAAATGCTAAAGCAGCAAATGCTAATTGAAAAAACTAATTATGAACCGCATCTTAATATTGAACTATTAACAGGAGCATATATAGAAACTAAATTTAAAAACATATGTGCACGAACTATTTGTGATGCTTATGCTAATAAAAATTTAATTATTGAATATTTGAAATATAGGACGGCATTGGAACCTCACATATTTAGTGATGCAACATTTGCTATAGACTTAGTATTTGTTCAAGATTATATTGAACATATAAAACAAGTTAGCATAACTTGTGAAGACATTCCTGTAATAACTTATGTATATAATACATTATTGCGCGAACCAGGAGATAAGGAACTATGTCCAGACGATAAAGCATCGTTAATCCTTGATAAAATACATTGCTTCTTTGATATTGATGAAAACAAACTCGCAAATGAATTAATAGAAGTAATAAGTGAAATTTATTATAATAGTTTGTGGTAAAGCATAAAGCATAATTTAAATTGCTAAAAAATTGATAGTATAAATTGTGAATTTTTTTAAGCTATTTTTATAAAAAATGATTGTGGATTATTATGCTAATGATGTTTATAAGCAATTATTGAATAATTGCTATAATTTTATTAATAAAAGTTGTTTAGATATTTGAACAAGAAATGGAGCAAATTGTGAAAATTTAGTAAAAGTTGGTGCATCAAGTGTATTAGGTATTGATATAGATTCTTCACGTTTTCATGAGATGTGGGTTAATAAAAAAATCACACTTTTAAAGCAAGATTTATTAACAATGGATAATTCTAAACAATTTGATGTGATTACATGCTTTTTATGGAATATGCCTTATTCACAATATACTAATGTAATGGTTAAAATTAAAGAACTATTAAATCCAGATGGATTAGTGTATATAGGTATTGTTGATGAAGTCTATAAATGTGACCCAAGCGGACCACGTAGCGTAAATATTCTTGAATTAGTAAAACAACATTTTAATAATACAAGAATTTTAGATACTAAGTGTATTCAGTGGTTAATTGAAGCCAAAAATCCATATTAAAACTTTACTATTTTTGTAAAATATAACCAAAAGAATAGTCCAATAAATGCTTTTGCTAATAAATCAAGCATATTATAACCAATCATTTTTGTTGTTTCACTTGTCTGATAAAACACGCCATATAAAGACCATAGCCCTAAATATAGCCAAAATATTATTTTGGATTGCTTTGTAACTTTAGAACCAGTCAGAAATAGTTTCCAAATGGTTCCATAGGTTAAAAAGAAAAATATGAAACCTATAAAATTTGCTAATGTTCTATTTAATAAGTTGATTTCTCCAATATATCCAAAACCCAACATTAAAAAGTTGAAAAATAATACTAATCCAAATGAAAAAAAATGGACGTCTACTTTATTTTCATAACCCAAAACGAGAGATAATACTAATAACATTAATGGTGTGCTAATTACCCAATCAGAATAGCGCATGTCATTTATTTTCTCTATTGGTAACTTTAGTTCAGAGTCTGGAGTATTTATTGGTTCAGTGTCTTTTTCTGCTGTTTTTTTTATTTCATTTGTTATTTGCGTTTTTTGTGTTAGCTGTGTTTTTTGTGTTATTTGTGTTTCTTGTGTTAATACACTTTTTTCTTCTGATTTATCTAATAGTTCTATAAATACTCCATAAAAATACCCAGCAATAATTGATATACAAGTTTCCAAATTCATAATATGGCGAATTTGTGGAATTGGGTTTCGTAATGCCTCAATAAATGTAATTACTCCTGTAGTAATCAAAAATACATATGTAAAATAAAAACTATTTTTTACACTAATTATTTGCATTAGAACTAATACTAATATAGTAAAATAATATTATTATTAGAATAATATTATTATTTGTAAATTTTATAAAATTTGACTTATTTGTCTTATTTGACTTTAATTTAATTGGAATATGCTAAGCCACCCATGCCCGACATAATACGAAGAACGTTGTAGTTAATCGCATATACGCGGACTTTGGCGGTATTTACACCCTGAACTGTAGCGTTCGACAATACTAATTGGAGAGTAGCATTATCAATGCGCGAGAAATTGCAGGTGCCAGATGGTTGGTGCTCTTCGGGTCTTAGGGCAAACGAATACACATTAATGCCAGTGTCTGGCGCACGGGTGTGGTGCTGGAATGGCTGAACGAGGTCAAAATAGGTGCCTTCACGCTCCGAAAAGCGGTCCTGTCCGTTAAGCTGTAATTTGGCAACTACAACTGGATTTTCACCCCAGCAATGCATGTCTAACGCGGTTTCGGCTAGAACAAAGGTGCCAGCATCAGATACACCTGAGTCGTCGGCGTTGGCAGTTCCATCTGGTCCACGAATACCTGAACCTGTTAGAGTGCCGGCAATTAAACCGCCATTTGGACCACCTCCAATAGTTACTGCTGAACCAGCTTGATTTGTAACAGTTACAGGAACTCCAGTAAAACCCGCGGGTTGTAATTGATTTGCCCACATGTCTTCAAAAGCACCTGAAGCAGTAATAAATTGACCATCTCTAATGTTTGCCTTTGAACCAAACGCATGAACCGCATTTGGCAACGCATCTAACGCATCAGTATAGTTGAATGGCTGAGCTCCTAATAATGTATTTAGCGCTGAACCAGGAACTAATGACGCACAATAGTCAACGTTGGCATCGGGTTGAACGACCCAGATTAATTCTTTGCATGGATGATTCAAATTTAATTTAATTTTATTGGATGATGAACCAACCGACTCATCACCAGTGAACTGTAACTGTTCAATTAAATATTCATGTGGGTTTTGCGCCATACGTCTGCGTTCATCAGTATCTAAGAAAATGTAATCAACAAATAGCGACGCGGCAGCTAACGACTGTTTGTAAGCATTAGTAATTTTTACACCGGTTCCATCTAAAGTGTTTACGGCCCATAAGCACTCTTCAATGTTGCGAATGTCTAAATTGATTTTAACTTCGTGATATTGTAGCGCAATTAAAGGTAGAGCTAAGCCAGGATTGCGGCAATACCAGAATTGTAGAGGAATGTATAAAGTGGTTTCTGGTAGAGCATTGCGTGGAGCGCAAACTTGGCGCACACCATCCGCCGAGCAAGGACCATCAACTTTGGCGAATGTAGGGTCGCACACATATGTTAATTGAGTAGTATTACCAATCATCTTGTAATAACCACGCTCTTGCTCCTTGGATAATGTGAGCTGATTCCAAATGTGCATCCAGTCACCATATTGACGGTCAATACGCTGACCACCAATTTCAACTTCAACTTGTGAAATTAGCTGCTCGCCTGGGAAATCTAACCATCTAGCATACACATTGGACTCAGTTGTTGAAGCTAAGCCTTGTCCAATTTCAGGAAGAGTTAACTGTAAATATGTGCGATAAGCCAAATCACCGTTTCTTGAAATGGTGCATGTGACACGGCGACCGAAATCCGCTTGTCCGTTAAATGTTTGTTCAATAGATTCCATCGCAAAATTAGTGTGACGTCTGTATGTGACCTTCCAGAAAGTAATTTGGGGATTACCTGTTAAATATACATCTTGAGCGCCATAGGCGACTAATTGCATTAAACCACCAGCCATTTTTTTATAATATTCCTAAAGAAAAAAAATTTTTACAATTAATTTAATTAATTTAATTAATTAATTAAATATTAAAAATTAATTATTAATTATTAATAAATATTATTCAATATATTGTAATATAATAATAAACATTATAATATACTAATATTATAAGTAGCTATGAAAAAAGCAAATATTATTAAAACAACATTGGATAGTAAGCATAATGAAATAAGTAATTCGTTTAAACAAAATGAGGAAGTAATTATTCCTAAATATTTAAAAATTATAGAAAAGCTGGAATCGTTATTACAAAATTCTACTAATAGTCTTAAAAATCAAACACTAATTGAAAATATAAAAAAATATAAAAATCTAATCCATTCTCTTGAGAGAAAAAAGAATGAATATTATCTAAATAATTCAAAATATATATTTGATTATTTTGAAAATAAAAAAAATATTTCTAATTCTAATAGTGATGTAATAACAACTAATCCAAACAAAAATGATATAATACACAAATTTTTTGCTACATCACATAATGATGAATATAATGGTGTTAGTTCTAATGCTAACAATACTAACAATAGCACAAAAAGCTCAATTGATAAATATTTTAACAATATTGATTATTTATATTTAAATTATGACAATTTTATATATCCTTCTGATATTTGTAGTGTGTGTAATAGAGGTGAAATGGTTTATGTGGAGTCTGACGGCATATCGGTTTGTAATAATTGCTCTAATATTATTAAAAATTTAATTGAAATCGATAAACCATCATATAAAGAACCACCTAAAGAAGTTTCTTTTTATGCTTATAAACGAATTAATCATTTAAAGGAAATATTGGCACAATTTCAGGCAAAAGAAAGCACAAATATTCCTGATGAAGTGTTTGAAAATATTAAATATAAAATCAAAAAAGAACGCATCAGCATTAATGAGCTAACAAATAATAAAACAAAGGAAATTTTGAAGAATTTAGGTTATAATAAATATTATGAACATATACCATTTATTAAAGATAAATTAGGAATTAAACCACCAATAATGAGTTCCGAATTGGAAGAAACATTATGTAATCTATTTATTGAATTACAAAAACCATATTCTAAATATTGTCCAAAAGAGCGCGTTAATTTTTTGAATTATTATTATACACTTTATAAGTTATGTGAATTATTAAATGAAACGCATTTTTTGCCCTATTTTCCTATGTTAAAAGACAGAGAAAAGCGTGTAGAACAAGACCAAATATGGAAAAAGATTTGTTTAGATTTGGGTTGGAACTTTATTCCAACACCATAGGCTTGCAATAGCAATAGCTATAGCTATAGTTATTCATCAAATCCACTTACACTTAATAGATTGGAAAAAATATTTATTATATCTAAATAATAAGCTAATGATGCTGATATAAAATCTCCACCATAATCGCGTTGTAATATACTATTTGTGTCATATACAATGTAAACAGAAAATAACATTAAAGAACATATTACTAATATTTTATAAAGAAAAGAAGATTGAATAATAAAAAACTGAACTATGCTTATAATTAGTAAAAATAATAACGCAAAAAACAAAGTTAGACCAAACATATAACCTAATCTAATATTGCTTGCTATTAGTGCTACTCCAAATGCAAACATTGAAACAAAAATGCTAATTGTTCCTATATATGCTGTTTTTATTGTATTAGGATCATAAAGTGACTTTCTGTATCCTAAAATTATTCCAAACGCGCAAGAAAAGAGAGAAAATAAAATAAATTTTAACTGTGGTGGCATAGTAATAAGCGCTAGAATTAGAATTAATATAAAGGCAGTTATATATGCGGCAATAAGTTTAGGGTTGAAGGTTTTAGGATCTTCATCTTTTTCTATATCAAAATTTTCACTTACATAATAAGTAATGTAAAGCTGAATTACTAAAGTTATTAAAATTAATGCAAAAAAACTCTTTTTTTCGTATATTAACTTAAATAATTGCGTTATATCTGTTTTTTGCTTAATGTTTCTATTTTTTTTTAACACATTTGATTTGTTGAGAGCCATGCTTATATACTATTATAATATTTTATAATAGTTTATAATAAAATATTTTATAGTTTATAGTATAATGGTAAAAACAAAAAAAGTTGGAAAAAAGAGAAAGTTAGTAAAAAAACATAACTCAAGAAGATATGCAAAAGGCAAAAAAGACGAAATCGCTTTTTTACTTAAAACTATGTTAAATGATGTTCATACAAGAACATATGGTCGACCATTTTATGACCCAGGAAATCCATCAGTTGTATCACATATAGTTTCACATCTTCTTCTTAAAGAGAGCGATATCCCTATGGACCGCGCAGAAGGTGCACCTCCAAGATATTATAACTATCGGGATGCTTTTATTATGTCACTTGACCCTTCTCATTTTACACGTTATGAACATGGAATATATGACCCCCAATTTGACCCGATGGTTTTAAATGCTAGTG